TTTATCAGCAACTCAAGAAGGACTTGATGCTGATGATATTGACTCTTTAATGGATGATTATCGTTATGACGAAGACATTGATGATGAATCACACATAAAAAGAGTTAAGATTGCAACAAAAAAGGCGGTTGCTGAGGCAAAGAAATTTTTTAATGCTCAAAAAGAACAATACAAAGTGCCACTTGAGTCAAGTGTTCCACTGATTTCTGATGAGGAGAAAGAAATTTATGAAAGCTATAAGCAATATACCAAGCAAGCGAAGACTAATGAGGAAGAGAATGAAAGAAAAAGGAATTGGTTTAACCAAAAGACTGATGAGGTATTTAACGGAGAGTTCAAAGGTTTTGAGTTCAATGTTAATGACAAGCGAATCTCTTTCAATCCCGGAGATGCTAATGAACTTAAAAAAGCACAAGCTACACCTGCAAACTTTATAAATAAGTTTTTAGATGAGCAGGGCTTAATTAAGGATGCAGCAGGTTATCATAGGTCATTAGCTGTAGCTATGAATCCTGAGAAATTTGCAAAGTTCTTTTACGAACAAGGACAAGCAGATGCGACTGAAGGTACTATGAAGAACATTAAAAATATTCAAATGTCTGCAAATAGAGCTCCTGAAATCACAAAATCAATGGAAGGAATGCAGGTAAAAGCGGTAAATCCTGATTCCGGTAAGAGTCTAAAAATCCGTAGTATGAAAAAAATATAAATTTAAAAATTAAAAAAAATGGCAGGTACATTATTATCAAACCCTACTTTTGCATTACAGCCAAGTGCTGAGCAAGTAGCGTTGCAGACAAACTACATTACCAACTTCAACTTTTTGAATCAGTATCTTCCTGATACTTACGAAAAAGAATTTGAGCGTTACGGTAATAGAACCATCGCATCATTCTTGAGAATGGTAGGTGCAGAGATGCCTTCTAATTCTGACCAAATCAAATGGGCAGAACAAGGTCGTCTTCACATTAAGTACACTAACTGTACTTCAGGTGCGGCAGCAGCAGCAAATACTGCTACTTTCACTGTGGCTGATTCAGGCGTTACTTACGTTGCAATCAGAGTAGGTCAAACTGTGATGATTCAAAATAACGCATCAGGTGTGTTTAACAAAGCAATTGTTACAGCAGTTCCTTCAGCAACTACTTTCACAGTAGCTTACTACGAAGCAACAGGACAAGCATTTGCTGTATCTACTCAATGCACTGTATTTATTTACGGCTCTGAGTTTAAAAAAGGAACTAACGGAATGGTTGGTTCTTTGGAAGCTGAAGATGACATCTACAGCAATAACCCAATTATCTTGAAAGATAAATATGCGGTTAATGGTTCTGATATGGCTCAAATCGGATGGGTTGAAGTTACTACTGAGAACGGTGCTACAGGTTACTTGTGGTATTTAAAATCAGAGCACGAAACTCGTTTGCGTTTTGAAGATTACATCGAAACTTCTATGATTGAAGCAGTTCCTGCCGCAACCGGTTCGGGTGCTAAAACAGCAGGTATGATGGGGTCTGAAGGTATCTTCTATGTTGTAAACAATAGAGGTAACGTTTGGGGAGGTGGTTCTCCAACTTCTTTGAATGAGTGGGATTCTATTGTTTCTCGTTTAGACAAGCAAGGTGCTATCGAAGAAAACGTTGTTTTTGTTAATCGTGGATTGTCTTTTGACATCGACAATATGTTGGCAACATTAAATGGATACACTTCAGGTGGTGTTGCTCAATCTGCATCTTTTGGTTTATTCGATAATGATGTTGATATGGCTCTTAACTTAGGTTTCACAGGATTCCGTAGAGGTTACGATTTCTACAAATCTGATTGGAAATATCTAAACGACCCAACTATGAGAGGTGGTTTGTCTAACGTTGCAGCTACTGCTACGGGTACAATCACAGGACTTATGGTTCCTGCCGGTTCTACATCAGTGTACGACCAAATTATGGGTAAAAACGCAAAGAGACCTTTCTTACACGTTAGATACCGTGCTTCAGAAGCTGAAGACCGTAGATACAAAACGTGGATTACAGGTTCTGCCGGTGGTGCTCAAACATCTGACTTAGACGCAATGGAGGTTAACTTCTTGTCTGAAAGATGTGTATGTACTTTAGGTGCAAACAACTTTGTGTTATTCCGTTTCGGATAGTATATAGTAAATCGGGGAGTGTCTTTAAAGGCACTCTCCTTTTTATATTTTAAAAAATTAAATTAAATTAAATTAAATAATTAACAAAAAATGGCAACAGTAGTTTCAGTAGACAAAGTCTACAAATTAGTAAATGGAAATCCGCTTTCTTATAGTTTAGCGGCAAGAAATCATCCAAGATTCCCACTAATGTGGTACGATGAAAAAAAGAATGAAAACCGCGCTCTTAGATATGCAATAAATCAAAAGTCTCCATTTGAGGATGAGCAAGATGGAAACGCAATACTTGAGCCAATTATGTTTGAGGATGGATTTTTAAGTGTTCCAAGAACAAATCCTGCGCTTCAAGCATTTTTACACTACCATCCATTAAACGGAAGAATATTCGTTGAGGTAGATGAAGAAAAAGACGCAGCTTATGAGGTTGAGAGCTTAGATATTGAAATCGATGCTTTAGTTGAAGCAAGAAAACTTTCTCTTGAGCAAATAGAAACTCTTACAAGAGTTATGTTTGGTAAAGACCCCTCAACAATCTCGACAGCAGAATTAAAACGAGACATATTAGTGTTTGCTAAAAATGACCCAATAGGATTCTTGACTACATTGAATGACCCTGAACTTCAGTTTCAAGCTAAGATTAGATTATTCTTTGAAGAAAAATTATTAGCATTACGCAATGGAGATAAGGAGATTTGGTTTAATACTCCAACTAACAAAAAGAAAATGTTATCAGTGCCATTTGGGGAAGACCCTTATGATATGGCAGCAGGTTTCTTATCAAGTGATGAAGGTATTGATTCGCTTAAAATGTTGGAAGCCAATCTTCCACAATAATAAAAACGGATTGAGGTGTCCTTGGTCAAAAATTAGCACAGATTTATTTCTGTGCTTTTTTTATGTATATTTGTAAAAAAGAATAAAGATGATAAACGAGGTTAGAAATGCAGTTTTATCCATATTAAATAAAAACAATTATGGATACATTTCTCCATCAGATTTCAATTTGTATGCCAAAAACGCTCAGATGGAAATCTACGAGGAATACTATAGCAGTTATAATAAAACTATAAATGCAGAGAATCAACGTGGTTCAGGAACTGATTACGCTGATATTGAAAGCCCACTTGCGGAAACTTTAGAAAGTTTTTTGGTTACAAACTCACTTACAAAATCAACTGACAACAAGTTTTTTGTTCCATCTCTTGTAACTACAGGAGATGAATCATACTACCTATTAAAATTACTTTGTTATCCAATAATGCTAACAAGTGGAATACAAAGTGGAACTGAAGTTACAAATAACCTTGTTTGCACTACAGGTAATTTTACAACTTATGGAATAATATCAGGAGATATTGTAGTAAATACAACTACAAAAGCAACAAGTACCGTTGTCTCTGTAACAAGTAATACGCAAATATTATTATCATCAAATATATTTCCAACAGGCGCACCGACTAATAATGGATTTGCTATATTTAAAGCCTCAAGCCTAACTGAAGCAGATAAGGTAAGTATGGGAAAAATAACTATGTTAAATAGTTCAAATCTTACAGCGCCTTCTAATGAGTATCCTTCTTATGTTTATCAAGGAAGTGTACTTGAATTATATCCAAGTACAATATCAACTCAAGGGCAAGTTCAGGCTGTTTATTTTAGATTTCCTAAAGTTCCTAAATGGACTTACATTTCATTGGTAGATGGTTCTCCTTCTTTTGACCAATCACAAACTGATTATCAAGACTTTGAGCTTCCTACAGAGGATGAATATAAATTAGTTACAAAAATACTTGAGTACTGTGGTATGTCTATTAGAGAATCTGAAGTTACTCAATTCGGTATGGCTCAACAACAACACGAACAGCCTACATTTAGTATGCAGCAATAATAATAAAAAATACGACAAATGGCATATTTATCTCAATATCAATATTATGACAATAACGGTGGAAGTCCTCAAGAAGCAAATTGGGGTTCATACCAATATGTAAGCCTAACCGACATTGTTAACAATTTTTTGTTGATGTATTCAGGAAATCACTCATTGATAAATAATGAGGAACGATACAAAGTATTATTTCACGCCAAACGTGCTATTCAGGAGCTGAATTACGATGCTTTTAAGGAAGTAAAAGTATTAGAGCTAAGTGTAGTTGATTCTTTAAGATTTGTACTACCTCACGACTATGTAAATTGGGTAAGAATATCAATGTACAAAGATGGATTGCTGAGACCTCTTACTGAGAACATTCAAACATTATCTTCAAATGCATACTTACAGGACCAACAAGGAAATATCCTTTTTGACCAAAATGGAAATATTCTTCAACCTCAGTATTCTGATATTGATTTTGACAGAATTAGAAAAACTAAAAAAAGTATATATCTCAATAGCGGAAACCAATTTGACAATCAATATGGTTGGAATTATGATGGTATGTGGTATTTTGATTATAGAATTGGCGATGCATTTGGTTTGAATACAGAAACAGCAAATTTTAATCCTACTTTCAATATTGATAAAAAAGCAGGAGTTATAAACTTTGATTCGAGTATGGCAGGAGAATTGTGTATTCTTGAGTACATATCCGATGGTATGGAAGGAGGAGACAATTCTTTAATTACTGTAAATAAATTATTTGAACAATATGTTTATGCAGCAATTAAGTATGAGATATTAAATGCAAAGTTCGGAGTTCAAGAGTATATTATAGCAAGAGCAAGAAAAGATAGAAGAGCATTATTATCAAATGCAAAAATAAGAATAAGTAACATTCATCCGGGAAGATTGCTGATGAATTTAAGAGGTATGGATAAGATAATAAAGTAGTATGGCAAAGTTATCAAGGAATTTCTTAGCGGGTAGAATGAACAAAATGGTTGACCAACGTATCCTTCCTGATGGAGAGTATGTTGATGCTATGAATATTCGTATGGGTTCTACAGAAAAATCAGAGGTAGGAGTAATAGAGAATACAAAAGGAAATACTCCGTTAACTAATCTGATTTACATTGATGGCACTCCATTAAGCAGTTCTGCAAAATGTATTGGAGCTATTGAGGATAATGCTAATGATTTACTTTATTGGTTTGTTCACGACCCTGCATTTACTGTTGGAGCGACAGGAAAACTTGATTTAGTGGTATCTTATAATGTATTTTCAAACTTATTGACGTACCATATAATTAGCGTTGATGATGGCGGAGGTATAAACACAACCTTAAATTTTAATGAACTGTATCTTATAACAGGGATAAATATTCTTGGACCTTTATTGTTTTTTACAGATGATTACAACCCTCCAAGATTTATAAATACACAAAGAAATTACGCAAATCCAATAGCAAATATAGACCAAATATCATTGGAGCAATTGTTAGTAATCAAAAGACCTCCAACTGAATCTCCAACAGTAACGCCTATAGTTACGGGTGGTCAGGAAAATTTTTTAAAGACAAGATTTATATCGTTTGCTTATAGATACAGATATATTGATGGAGAGTATAGCGCTACCTCTCAATGGTCTCAAGTATCTTTTATTCCAAATTCTTTTGAGTTTAGCCAAAACAGTATGTTGAATGAAGGAATGACTAATCTTTGTAATTCGGCAATCGTTGAATGTAACTCAGGAGGACCTCTTGTGGTTGGGTTTGACATATTATTTAAGCAATCTAACAATAACATAGTAAAAGTTATTGAAAGACTTGATAAGTCAGATTTAGCAATTCCTAATAACCATTTATATCAATACGTGTTTTCAAATAGTAAAATATTTACTATTCTCTCAGAATCTGAGTTATTAAGACTATACGATAATGTACCATTATTAGCAAAAGCTCAGACAATTATGGGCAATAGACTTATGTATGGAAATTATCTTGAGGGTTGGGATTTAATTGATAAAAATAATTTTCCAACTAAATTTGAATATACTACTACATTAATAACAGAAGAAATCGGAGTTGAAGTTTTAAATGACTTTACCACTTCAGGAAGTTATGATTTAGATTCATTTAGAAATGTAGCAAATTCAGTATTATATTTTGATTTGTTTGGTCAAGATTTAAAAGAAGGCTCATCTATAACTATAGAATTTACAATATCACATTCTCAATTTTCAGGAGCTCCACAACCGGTTGAAACTACTGAAAACGTAGAGTTTACTTTTACTTTTTTATTAACAAGAGATTATACATCTGTATATGCATTAGCTATAAGTACTGAGTTTCAATTAGCAATTGGTACGGTAGCAAATATAAAACCTGTTTATTCAGCTATTCCGGGAACAGAAACTTCTTGTGATGGTTCTACGCTTACAGACCAACTTAATTGTGTATTGCCTCAAAACTTAGGAGCACTTCAAAAGTATGCAAGTGGAATATCTGACTTAGGACAGCCAATAGCAATAAGAACTATACCTTCAAGCACTCTAATAGGACTTCAATTTGTTGCTATGGAATATGTTAATGATGTTACCGCTCCAACTACGAGGATATATGAATATTATGAAGTAGTTTTTGCAAGTGCTACTTTTCAAAAGATAGCTAATCCACAAAGTTTGCATAGTAATAGAGGGTATGAAATAGGAATTGTATATATGGATGAATTTAACAGGGCGACTACTGCTTTGGTAAGTCCTAACAATACTGAATACATACCTTGTGGATATTCTGCAAATAAAAATTCAATTCAAGTTACTATACCTATACAACAAATAGCGCCTTCATTTGCAACAAGATATAAATTAGTAATAAAACCTGATGCGGAAAATTATGAAGTAATTTATACAAATATTTTTTTTACAGACCCAAATACTAATGAAGTTTGGTTTTTTCTTGAAGGGGAAAATATACAAAAAGTTGAAGTTGGAGATAGATTAATTGTAAAAGCTGATACTTCAGGAGCGTTACCAAATTGTGCTTACGCTACCGTACTTGAGAAATCGTCAAAATCTTCAGGATTTATAGACCCAATAGAAGATGTAGTTATTCCGGCAGGAGTATATATGAAAATGAACCCAAACAGTTTTTCTGCTATAACGAATCCATTAGCTGTAATAGCTCCGGGCAGATTAAATGCAAATGCTCGATATGGCGGAACGGCTATATTAAATTATCCAATGAATATTCCTGACCCTGATAATCCGGGAATGTATATTGATTATAGCGTTCCTTCAGGAAGTTTAATAAAATTTGTTATTGAATGGGATAGGGAAGGAAAGGCTAATTGCGGGCATAGAGGATACAATCTTGATAAAAGATTAGCGTCTTTAGGGAGTTATGACAATATGGAAGATTGGTTTAACGGAGAAAATATAGAGAATATATTAGACACAGGAACTTCAGAAGATGGAGGATTAACAACTGTTGAATATATACCTTATAATGGCTTATTAACTGCACAAGACTATACAGTTTTTTTACAATTCTATAGAAATCCTGCAAACAATCAACTTATACTTCAAATTAGTACAGGTGGTAGCTGTAGAGGAGGAGGTAGTAGTCGTAGAGAGTATAATGTATGGGCAGATATAGAGGTATTCAGAGCTATAAATACAATTATATTTGAGACTGAGCCATCAGATGCACTTCCTGACGTATGGTATGAGAATAACTTATCGTTTCCTATTGATGCAAATGGTCTTCACGCAGGCAATGTTCAAGACCAAGATATAATATTAGGAACTCCCGCTATTATAAATACTGAATTTTTCAACTGTTTCGCTTTTGGAAATGGTGCTGAAAGTTACAAGATACGTGATTCGTTAATCGGAAGAACATTTAGTCTTGGAGAAAGAGTTACAAGTGTTTCTGCGCAAGAATATAAAAGAGCAGATAGATTTGCAGACATTACCTATAGTGGGGTATATAATGCTGAATCAAACGTAAATAAATTAAATCAGTTTAATGCAGGATTATTAAATTACAAAAACTGTGAAACATCTTTTGGAGAGATTTTTCTGTTGGATGGAAGGCAGACAGATGTACTTACGTTGCAAGAAGATAAAATCTCCTATGTACTTGCAGGTAAAAATTTACTTTCTGATTCTACGGGTGGTGGAGTGGTTACTTCTGTTCCTGAAGTTTTAGGAACTCAAATAGCACGTACTGAAAAATACGGAATCAGTTTTAATCCTGAGAGTTATGTACAATGGGGATATGACAGATATTTCACAGACGCAAAACGTGGCGCTGTAATTCAATTAAAAGGAGATTCATATAACAACGACCAAATAAGAGTAATTTCTGAAAGCGGTATGAGAACTTGGTTCAGAGATATGTTTAATGAATCTTTTACAACGCAAAAAATTGGTGCTTTTGACCCGTATATGAATGAATATGTACTATCATCAAATACACAAGAGCTTCCATCTAATCCTCAATGTTTAAGTTGTGGAGTATCTCAAACGTTTACATTGTCAGCATTATTAACTGAACCAAAAGCAGTTGAATATTGTGTTGACTTAGGTCCTGTAGTTGGACTTTCAGATATAAATTGGACAGTTTCAAGTATATCTGCTTCTGCTCAATTTAAAATAGAAGTTACATACAATGGTGTTACGACTTCTTCAGGATTCGTAAGCACAAGTGGAACATTGACATTTAATAAAAATTTAATAACCATAGAAAGTGCATCTATAAAAATAACATATAAAGGCAATATAACCCTTAACGTTATTGCGGATTGTGTTAATGTTGAAGAATTGAGTATAGTTCAAATTGTGCTTACAAATAATTCAGATGCTTCAGATACAATACACGCTGAGTATCGATTTACAAGTGGTTCTTTTATATCTCCATTACAATCTACATTTGTTACCTTTGCAACAGGAACTGCGAATCCACTTGTGTCTTTGTATAACATAACTTCGGGATATGTTGGAGCAGGTGCTTTTCCTCCGGCAGGAAGCACGCTAAGTTTAATTTCAAATAAGTTTGCAACAGATACTTATGATTTTATACCATCAGATAAATTCAGGTATTACAGGTCAAACGTATTGTATGGAAATAATTCGGCACAATTAACTACCTTATTAGGATTGTCTGCTACGGCAACTCCAAATTTAGGTTCAGGAAGTAATAACTATGCAAATTTTACAGTACCTCCAACAGGAGACTATTTATATTTAATATGGGATTTTAGAACAGCCACTCCTTCGCTATTATGCCAAGGAACAAGCGTCAGCGATGTATGCTGTCAATGTCCAACTTAATTTAATAAAAAATATGGCAACAAGGTCAACATTTTATTTAAACGCCCCCTCTCTTGGGTCTGCAACTGCTGCATTTTCAAACAATGATTTGACTGTGTGCGCTCCTGATGGATTTTATTCAGATGGAACAATAGTTAGACAGCAAGTCGGATGTGGATTATTACCGCAACAAACTTGTCCAACTTGTTCAGTACCTTGCACAAACTCAGTTATTAACGCAAATGGCAGAGGATTTTATGCGTTAAATTTAAACGCAGGGACTGCGATAGGAGCTATAATAATAAGATTTAACCCTCAAGAAATACCTAATGGGATTAGGGCTTTATTCAATTCAAATACATATAATAAATTAACGTCTCCTGTAGATGGATTACATAGAAGTACTAACGTAAGTAATTTTACTTTTATTGGAAAAACATCTTCCGATTGTGGAATATCAGGAACAACGTATCCTATATTGGATGAAAGATTATACAATGGAACTGCGTTTGTAAGCACAGGCTCAACTCAATCCGTTACCGTAGCGGCAGGAGATGTGTCTTTAAGTGCTGTCGCTCCGGATAATTGTATGATGGTAATACCAAAATCAACGGCATCTCCATCAATTATAAATTTACAAATGGCAAGCCCTTGTACGGGAGCAATTTGGTCAATGACCGCCCCTTGCCCTGTGCTTTTGACAGGATTTTCATCAAGCAGTGTATTTGCAAGTTCAGCATTAGCTTGTGTTGCAGCAAAAAACCAAACGTACTACAACGCATCTTTAGATAATACTCCGGGTATTATAGATGTGTTTGACTTTGTATATTCGGATAATGTAGGCGTAAGTCAACTTTCTAATGGATTTTACGCATCCAACAGTATTGCAGGTGGTGCAAATTGGTTTCAAGTTACGTCAGGAGTTGTTGTTGCAGTTGGAAATTGTGGAATACCATTCTCATCTACATCTGTTCAGACGACATCTACTCTCGCTTGTGGTGCTACAAGAACTGAAACTTACTATGCAGCTACATCAACTATAACAACGGGTTCTTCTGTTTACTCAAATATAAATCTTGTTACTGCATTACCTAATGGATTTTACACATCCAATAACTTGACAGGAGGGCAATGGTTTCAAGTTACATCAGGGGTAATTACTGCTGTAGGAAACTGTGGTGTATTAATAACATTATGTTTTGGAACTACTACTGTTGATGTTTGTTGTGATTGTGTATAACTTAATTTAATAAAAAAATATGGCAACAAGTTCAAATTATTATATAGATACAGCATCTTTTGCTACAGCTACTGCTGTATTTGTAAATCAAAATCTAAGCGTACTCGCTCCTGATGGAATATATAAATTCGGCACGACAACAAGACAGCAATCAGGAGGAGTGTTGCAGGCTGCTGTAACTTGTCCTGCTTGCGGAACTCCTTGCGGAGGAGCAATAAGCGGCTCAGGAGGAACAGGTATATATAAAATAACATTAGATGTTGGAAGTTTAGCTACCGGGGCTATAGTAATTAGTTTTGACCCTGCCGGAGTTCCTGATGGAATTAGAGCAACTTATAACGGAGTGGTGTACAATAAAATAAGCTCCCCTGCTAATGGAGTTAGACAAGGAACTCCCGGACATTTTACGACTATTGGAACAACGGGGGCTGATTGTGGTTTGAATGGTAATACTACTACCGCAAATTATACTGTATATAATTATATAGGAACAGCTTTTGTAAATTCAGGAACTACACAAGCAAACACATTAGTTCCGGGAGATGTTTTTTTAGGACCCACTTTTGGAAATACAAAATTAGTAATACCAAAACCTACAGCTAATCCATCTGTTGTTGAAATAGAAATTATTGGTCCTTGTAGCGGAACGGGGTGGAATTTTTCGGCTATATGCCCTACAGCATTACCTGCATTTGTCGGTTCTAATGTATCTGCAAGTCCTACAGTTCCTTGTGCTACAGCCACTCCTAATACTTTTTATTTTGTAAAAGTTCATACAGCGGCAGATACTTTTGTTGGATTATATGATTATGTTTTTACAGATTCCAATGGTCAGAATCCATTAGCAAATGGATATTATAGAACTACAAATGTAGCAGCACCTAATGGTGTAATACAAGTATCAAATGGAGTAGTAATAGCATTAACCCCTTGTACATAAAATTATGCCAAATTATACACTAACATATAGCGAAGTCGCACAAGGATGGGTATCTTTTTACTCATTCTATCCTGATTGGATGATTGGAATGAACAACTACCTTTACACATTTAAAGGAGGTAATTTGTATCGTCATAATACCAATGAAAATAGAAATACATTTTATCAATCTTGGTGGAATAAAGTAGATAATGTGCCACCTCCTAACAATTCTCCAAAAGCGTTCTCTCCAACAACTCTTCAAGCCACTTTTAATCAGGAAGCGCTTGAGAATAAATTATTCAAAACCATAAAATTAGAAGGAGATTCTATTTGGGATGTTCAATTGGATACCGATATTCAAAATTCAGGTTACATCTTGAGTTCTTGGTTTGAAAAAAAAGAGGCTTCGTTTTTTGCCTTTGTAAGAAATAATTCATCAGGAGAACTTGCTATTAGAAATGTAAATGGAATAGGAAGAAGTTTAACGGTTACAGGAAAAGGAACTAATAATGCTGTAATAAATTTTAGCATATCTCCTCTTGTTTCAATCGGAAGCATAGTAAGTGTAGGGGATTACGCTTATTTCTTGTCAGGAACTACCCCTGTACTTGCAGGTCCTGTTACAGCTATAAATGTAAACTATCCATCAGGTATAAATCAATTGGTCATAAACAACAATATGTTGACTCCTTTAACTACTCCTATACCTACAGATACAAATTATTTATTGTACATCAAAAACTCAGTTGCTGAATCTCACGGAGTATTAGGACATTATTGTACATTTAATATACAAAACTATTCAAGTGCTAAGATTGAGTTATTTGCAATTCAATCTGAAGCTATGAAAAGTTTCCCTTAAATTTAATATCTTTGTATCAATATGGAATTAGAAATTAGAAAACTTAACGATACTGACTACGAAGATATTCTACTGAAATGGTGGAAGCAATGGAATTGGGAAGCTCCTGTTAAAGATTTTTTACCTGATGATGGTAAAGGGGGTATAATTGTTTATGATGGAGATACTCCAATTTGTGCAGGTTTTATATATGTTACAAATTCAAAAGTAGCTTGGGTAGATTGGATTATATCTAACAAAGAATACAGGATAAAAGATAAAAGAAGAGAGGCAATTAAATTATTAATAGAATCTCTTGGCAATATTTGTAAAAATACAGGTAGTAAATACGGATATGCATTGATTAAAAATCAAAGTTTAATCAAAATTTATAAAGACCTTGGTTGGTCTAAAGGTGCAGAATATACAAGTGAAATGATAAAAATATTATAGTATGGCAGTAGCAACAGCAATAGCGGTCGGAGGATTAGCTCTTTCAGCGGCCACAACAGCAAATTCCTTTATTCAAGCGGGCAAGCAAAAAAAAGCTCAAAGAGCGGCAGAGGATGCAGCAGCCGCGGCAATGGCAGAGGCTAAGAAAAAACTTGAGATAAATTATACCGATGAGTTAGCAATTAAAAAAGAACCTTACGAACTGCAAAGAGAAGCTATGCTTTCTCAAGGAGCTCAAGCTATTGAGGCAGGAGTAGAAAGTGAAAGAGGTGCTGCTGC